GCCGGCCGACCACCCCCCCGGTACCGGGGCGGTGGTCGACGACTTCGACGTGCTGTAGCCCATCGGGCCGGGCGCCGACGACGGCGATGGCCGCGGCCGAGCGGTCGGGGGTGACGTCGGCGCCGAACGCCACCGGGTCGACGGCCGTCGAGCCCGGGTCGGCCAGGGCCAGCCAGTCAGCCTCAGCGATGACCTGCCAGTCGGCGGGTATCTCACCTGGCCACCAATTCAGATAGGCCCTACAGAAGTCAGCCAGGTCGAGCCGTTCGAACTCGGCCGCGATGGTCGCCTCGGTCACGGTATGGCCGAGCGCGGGCATGCACGACCACCAGGTCGCCGGGTCGGCCGGATGGGACCCCTCGACGGCCGACCACTCGAAGTAGGCCACGGTCGAGCGATGCCCGGCGCCGACCCGGGCCCGGCCTGCGTCGACCTTGCCGCGCAGGTAGGCGGAACGGTGCGTGCCGGCGGTCGAGACGACCCACAACTGCGGTTGGGGGCGGGTGACCATGGTCGGACTCAGCCCCTGCTCTAGCCGGCTGTCTTCCAGCCCCCATGCTTCGTCGGCGACGGCCAGGTCGAGCACGTCAGAGTGGCCGGCCTTCTCACCGGGGGCGGTGATGCCGTAACGCGACCCGTTGTGCCAGCGAATCGCCTCGTCGCCGCGCTGGTAGCGCACCTTGAACTCGCCCGCGAACGGCGACCGCTCCAGGGCGGCCACGTGGTCGTCTTCCCATTTCAGCCGGGCATGGATGCGGTCCTGCGCCGAATACAGCGCCCGTGAGCGGGCCCAGGTCCGGCAGCGGTGGACGAGCACGGCCAGCTCTAAGGTCGTCTTGCCGGACTGGCGTGGCGTGGTCAAGTCGACCTCGCGGTAGGCCAGCAACCCGGTTGCCGGGTCGACTTCCATGGCCACGTCGGCGACGAGCCGCTGCCAGGGCATCAGCGGCGTCCCGAGCTGCCGGGCGACGTCGGCGACAGCACCGCCCAGCGTCTCCCGGCTCGGGTCGCGCAGGGTGGCGTACAGCGGCGGGCAGTCCATCACGCTGCGCGGTCGCTCGAACACACACAACGGGCAGGGGCGCCGGGGTCGCCCGGGCATCCGTGATGGGGGAACCGGGTCACCATCGCCGGCTCTGCCGGGGTTGGTGACGTGGTGGCAGCCCGGGGCGGTCGCCCTTGGCCTCGTTGCAGGCCCGCTTGCACCACGGACAGCGGCTCAGCGACCCGTGGACGGGGCGCAGGTTGGCCGGGTCCAGGGCCAAGTCGGGCCGCAGCTTGCGGCTGATGACGTGGTCGACGGCCCCGGCCCCGGGATGCCCGCATAGGTAGCAGACGTCGGAGGCGGCCAGGACCCGAGCCCGGACCCGGCGCCATGGCCGGCCGGTGGGCCCGCCCCCGATGGCTGGCATCGGTCACCTGGGCTTGCGGCGGCGGCGCTGGCGCAGCTGGTCGCGGCAGTCCTGACAGCGGTCGCCGCCCCAGACGACCAGGCGGCGGCAGGCGATGCAGCGCCGTGGTTGGCTGCGCAGGTCCAGCGGACCGAACAGCACGCCGCGTTTGAACCCTTTACCCACGGCGCAATCGGGCTAGAGTCAGCAGTGCCGGGGTGGAGCGTGGAAGTGCGGCCCCTCGCACGCCGACCACCCCGGCACCCTGGTAGGCGGGCACTCTGACCACGGCCACGTGGTCGAGCGCCGCCCGCGTCCGAACCACGCGGCGGCGGTCGGGAGACCAGCTATTACCCCCAGGGACTTCATGGAAACCAACCGACAGCCCGAGCGGGACGCCGTCTCTGGCCAGCTCCAGGACCTCGTCGCCCAGCGCCGTCTTGGACACTCGCCAGGCGCCCCAGGCGGCGTCGGCGCGCTCTTCCAGCTCGACGGTGACGCCGATCGGGAGGGTCTGGTTGTCGCGGGGATGGGTGGCGGTGAGCGGGATCCTGGCCGGGTCGGTGCCGGCCAGGGCCCCGCGCTGGAAGGTCTCGGTGACGAGCCGACCCTGGTCGACCACGCGGGCAGAGACGCCCCACGGGAGGAGCGGGCCGACCAGGGTCCGACTTTCGCCATTGTCCCGGATTGCGAGCGTGCTAGGGAAGTGTCGAGTGTGAATCATGCGACAGCGCCTCCGGGTTGGTCGTCGATGCCGGGGATGGGTGGGCGGTCCTCCAGCTCGCGGGCCTCCGAGCGCAGCAGCCAGCCGGCCTCGATGCCGAGCTTGTGGGCGGTGTAGCGGTCGAGCAGGGTCGCCCGGACGAACCCGCCGGCGTTGAACTTGGCGCGCTGGGTGGATGGCAGCAGCCCGGACACGGCCCGCTCGATGCGGTACAGCCATGGGCGCAGGGTGAAGGTCAGGAAGTCGGTCCCGCGCATCTCCGGGCTCGTGTACGCCTCGTGCCCGGCCGTCTCGCCGGCCATCATCTCGGGCGGCACGCCGTAGAACCGGCAGATGGTCGAGACGTTGAACTTCTGCGTCTGGATGAATTGGCTTTCGTCCGGGCTGATGGCGATGGCGCGCAGCTTGGCGCCCGAGCCGAGCACGGCGATATCGCGGCGTCGGCGGCGCAGTAGCGCGGTGTATTCAGCCTTGAGTCGCTGGGCACTCTCGCGCTTGATGTCCTGGTCGGATTCGAGCACGGCGCTGGGCACCATGGCGTCGCCGAAGTATGCGGCGCCGTACTTCTCGGCGGCCAGCCCGAGCCCCATGGCCTCGCGGGCGTAGGCGATCGGCGACAGCCCCTCAAGCTGGCCCGGCCATGGGTAGGCCTTGACGTGGAACAGGTCGGCCGGCGGGACCTCGACGCCGTTGACGCGGATGACGCGCAGCCCGTCGCTGTCGATGGTCACGGCCACCCGGTCGGGGTGGACTAGGTCGACCTGGGCGGGCAGCAGCCCGGCGCCGCGGCGGTCGGTGACGACCCCCCAGGCGTTCCCGCGCAGCAGCAGCGACGCCATGATGGCCCACAGCCAGTCGGCCAGCTCGGGGAAGTCGGCCGATGGGCGGGTCAGTAGCCGGGGGGTTGGGATGGGGTCGCGGTCGTCGCCCCGGTAGACGTGCAGCGGCAGCGTCGAGACGCTGTCAGCCAGCAGCCTGACGCAGCCCCAAACCGTCGACAGTTGCAGGGCCTTGTCGATGGTGACGGGCTCGCCGCTGGCGGTCGGCCGGGCCTCTTCGGCGAGTAACTGCTCTAGGGTGAGCGCCTCACGGTTGGCGACCCGCGACCAGACATAGCGGTCCCACCACGACACGGCTACCGCTTGCGTGGGGCCCGAGCTGGGCGCCGGGGAAGTTGCGCCAGCTCGGGCGGGATGGGACTGCCCTTGGCGATGAACGTGCTCGACTCGGGACCCAGGTCCTCGCGCTTGATGAGCAGGTCGTCGTCGGCCAGCTCGGGCGGCCCGGCCGGGCGGTTACGCACCCCGGCGATGGGCTCGCCCACCTTGCGCTCGAAGTCGGGGCCCTTCTCGGCCAGCTCGACGTCGGCGTGGACGTCGCGGTCCAGGTCGCGGTCGGCCATGGTTAGCCCCTCACTCCGGTGTCGACGACGAACGCGGCCGGCTGCGCGAGCTGCACGTCGGCGCGCAGGTAGGCCAGGAAGGCGTATTGCAGGTTGTCGGCCAAGTACCGCTCGCCCAGGAACCGCAGCCGGAAGTCGGTGCGCATCCCGACCAGCAGGTTCGACCAATCCCCGGTGAAGATGTACGACGTGTCCGTGCTGGTGCCCGTGGTCACGTTGATGGGGACCGACTTCGTGGTGAGCATGGGCAGCAGGTTGGGCGGCGGGCTCAGGTACGCCGACGTGGTGGCCTCGCGCAGCTTCGACAGCGACGTCGACGTGCGCGGCGCCTGAATGTGGGCGTTGGGGTCGAAGCCAGCGGCCCGCACGGCCCCGATGGCGTCCAGGTGCCAGTCGTACGCCGTGGTGGTCGTGATGGTCGTCCCGTTGGCGCCGTGGGCGGTCAGGGTCACACCGCTCTGATTCAAAATGCCGCGCGGCTCGGGGGCGGTGCCCGTGCCCAGCAGACTGACCCGGTCGAGCTCGACGGCCATCTGCCCGGCGAAGCTGCGCGCGATGACGTCCTCGCTGGACGGGTCGGCGTCCTCGAACAGCTCGACCGACAGGGTGATGAGCCGCACCAGGGTCCGGGCGGTGAAGGTGACCCGGTCGAAGACCATGTCGGCCGCGCTGATGGCCGCGTTCTCGGTCTTCCATGCCGGGGTGCCCTCGGACGTCAGCCGGGCCAGGGCCAGCGTCTGCGACGTCATGGGCACGGTCAGTGCGCCGGCCTGGAAGACCCGGGTCGCGTTCCGTGCCAGGTCGATGACGCGGGCCCCGAGCGGCGCCGGGACCAGCGCGCCGCCCGCGCCGAGGGTGGCCTCGGCGAGCGCCCGTTCGTTGGGCGCGTCGGTCCAGTCGGCCGTGGCGATGCCGCGCAGGTAGCGGTCGAACGAAAGTTCCTGGTCGGCCTGGTCGAACGCGCCCCGCGCGTGCAGCCAGTCGTAGACGCTGGCCTCGCGGGTCAGGACGGGCTCGCGCGGGGCCGCCGGGCCGGGCCGGCGGGTCGCCGCGGCGCGC